ATGTCTCCCAAGATCTGAAGAAGTCCCTGTCCCCCAGGATCAAAGCGATCTGCCAGAAGTATGGCGTCAAAGCGACGCTGGCGGTTCGGGGTCATTCGACTCTGGTCCTGAATGTGTCTCAGGGCAGAATCGACTTCATTGACAACTACAACAAGACGGTCTCTGCGAGCACCTGGTATACTCGCAACGGGTTTACCCCTGCTAAGGATCATCTGGATGTGAATCCTTATCACTTCAAGGATCAGTTCAAAGGTCGCGCCCTCGCTTTCATCAAGGAAGTGCATGCTGCGATGATGACAGGTAACCATGACCATTCCGACATTCAAACCGACTATTTCAATGTAGGTTGGTATGTTGATATCAATATCGGCAAGTGGAACAAACCTTACCAACTGGTGAAGTAATGAGCAAGTTTGAATACTTTCTAGAGTTTGTGGGTGCGGTTTGTGTCCTTACTATTCCTATACTTTTGTTGTTTTTAGGTTCACTTTTCGCTTGACAAGCCCTTCCTTTTGATGTACATTATTATCTTTGACATGGAGTTCCTGTGATGAGTAATGAAGCAAAATACAATTTTGGTGGTATCTCGAAGCGTATCGGTCAGTTCAAAGTTCGAGTCGGTCAGGGTGATATGGTCACTCGGATCAAGATGATGATCAAAGAAGAGCACACCGAGATCGATCTGATTGAGTTTGATCGTAAGCTGACCAAAGCAGAAGTTTGCGAAGAACTGCTTAAGATCGAACGCTTCCAGCGCTTCAAAGATGTTATCGAAGAAACTTACGCTAAGAAAACTGGTGCTACTAGTAGCGTGACTAAGCAACCCAAAGCACCTAAACCGGCGAAAGCAGTCACTGCTGGGAAAGCAGCGAAGCCGAAGCAACCAAAGGCTGTCCGTCAGCCCAAGGTTGTCCTGCAGACGGATGTGGAGAGCATGAGCGACGATCTCCTTGTCGAAGAACTCAAGAAACTGGTCGCCTAACTTTATAATCGGAGTGTCATATGAAACCTCAAACCCAAGCTGTTCTCAAAGCCCTGCAATCTGGTCAGGTTCTGACCGAAACCACTGCCCGTCAGTTCGGCGTTCGCTCGCTTGCTGCGCGCATTTGCGAACTTCGCCAAGAAGGGTATCCCATCTATACCAATACCACTTCCCGTGGCACCAGCTATCGTCTCGGCGCTCCTAGCCGTAAGATGATCTCTGTTGCCCACGCAGTTGCAGGGACTCAGATCTTTCGCTGATCAGTTCTAATCTGATCTAGAAAAGGCGCTTCGGCGCCTTTTTCGTTTTTATAAATATTAAAAATTACTCGGGGGCTGTATGAGATTAGGATTCAGAGACTATTTGCAAGAAGCAAAAATCAGAGGTTCAGGTGCCGATGCTGCGCGTCAGGTGAACAAATATATTCAACCATACCTGCCAGGCGGAGCTAAAGCAGGAACTGATACCCATACACTTGCTTCTGATGCAGGTGGATTGAAAGCAGGCACTTCTGTTACGCTTCATGCCCATCATGAAGAAGATGGCGAACATCATGTAACAGTCTCTTCTGGAAAAACTAAGGTCAAGATTCCTGTCAGCAAACTGGACAAACCAGTAGTAGCAAAGAATAGAGGCCTCGTACAAGAAGGTCAACTAGCAGATCACTTAAGGGGTCATGGATTGATGGAAGGAAAGTCTGCGGGATTTACTGCAGGCAATGACTTTCACCTGATCGATAAGCGAGGCCCAACTAAGAAAAGAATTAGAGGGTCGGAAGGTTTTAACGCTAATGCTAAAGGTGAAGATATTCAAGGTGAGCACAAATCTGACATTCGAACAACTGCCTTTGGTCAGCTTACTCTAACAAGACACCCCAAGACACAAAAGTGGCATATCAGTGACGAAGCACGAGCAAAGCGCCCTGAGTACGCTGCAGCAATAGAAAAAGCAACTGTTTCGGTGGGAGGCAAAAAGAAGTCACTTATTGCCCACCTGAACGAAACAGAGCCTCCTGGTACAGTTAATAAAACAGGATTTCACTCAGATGAAACATCCCTACATCCTGCACACGCTTACATGCGTGACCATCATGTCGATGTGATACATATTGATTCGCATGGGACATACCGTGCAGGAAAAAGCGAAACCAAAGATAGACATAAATTAGGACTTCCTGCAATGGAGGGTGTGGGCAAATTTAGAGTTCGCCAGAAACAAGCATCAAACCCAAATTCTCGAACAGCACAATTTAGTATCAAGAAGCTAGCTAAATCAAATGTTCATATAGGAACAGATGAAGGTGCTAATGAAATGAAAAGACGATTAGGACATTGATCCTTTTACCCATCATTCACAACAAAGCAATTTTACACACCTTGTCAATAATCGTCAATGCAATCTATTAAAGAGAAAAAACTTTTAGTTAAATTTGCTATGCAGATGGGTCAACATGTTGACTCCTTGCTAGTAGAAGAGATTAAACGGTACGAAGAACAGCAAGCAGCGCTGAAGGAGTCGGTGTCGAAGGCTGCTAGAGAAATCTTTGAGCCCGCCACTAAGGTTCTGCCACATTACGAAGCAGACGAAGGTGCGCTTACCGAGGCACAGATCGGCCAAATTAAAAACCCAGATCCCGCGCTAACCACCGAGAGTGAGCCGCTACCCAAACCTGACCTGATCGCCAAGTCTGTGCAAGCGATCCACAAGGCGGAGAAGGAACTTAAGGAGAACTCATTCCAGCAACCTTCTGTGCCAGAACCAACTGATCTGCGTGAAGTAAAGCAAAAAATCAAGTTCCTTGAGCAGTGGGTAGGAAAGATATCCGCAACTGGTCCTGGTGGCGGAGCAGGAGATATCTCTACGCTGTCACAGCAGACGGTCTCTGTGACCTCAGCTTCTTACACAGCAGGTAGAAAGGACTATTACATCGGAGTGAACTACGCAGGCAAGGTAACTGTGTATCTTCCCGCTTCCCCTGCACCAGGTAGATCTGTAATAGTCAAAGACGAATCAGGAAATTGTGGTGCAGGAATAAATCGTTGGATTACAATTAGAACAAATGATGGATTATACATAGACGGTAAGAACGCTGCTAACCTTGCAATCGATTGGGGGTCACTAACATTTGTCAATAGAAATGGATGGAGAATAGTATAATGTCACATTTATTTGAAGATAGAGTATCGTTTAAACAAAAACACCTTGACGCATTTCAACGGCTACGAGTATCGAACCCATTTACACTTTTCGAATGTCAACTACGTTATCAGGAAAACGGAAAATTTGATACTAAACTATTAGGAAATGCAACGACTCAATATAATATTGATGAAAGTTCATTGTCTTTAAAAACTACAACAGCCTCTGGCGACAAAGTTATACGTGAATCAAAAAGAGTTTTTGCCTATCAACCAGGGAAGTCGTTGCTAACACTGAACAGTTTTGCCTTCAGTGATCTTCAAAGTAATTTAAGGCAAAGAGTTGGGTACTTTGGGGCTGAAAATGGAATTTATTTTGAGGCAAATGGAACTGAGTTGGCTTTTGTGTTAAGATCAAAAACAAGTGGGGCAGTGAGTGATACACGTAGATTTGTGCAATCTACTTGGGATGGCGACACATTTGATGGAAACGGTGCCTCGGGTATAATTCTAGATCCTACAAAATCTAATATTTTTTGGATAGACATTGAGTGGTTAGGTGTAGGGGATGTTCGATGTGGGTTTGTGGCGGCGGGAGAATTTATTATAGCTCACACATTTCATAATGAAAATGTTATTGATTCAACTTATATGACCACTGCATGTTTACCGATTCGATATGAACTTGAAAATACAGGAACTACTGCGACTGCAAGTGAAATGCGCCAGATTTGCAGCACAGTGAACAGCGAAGGCGGATTTCAAGCAAGAAGTTTAAACTATTCCGTTGGACGAGATTTTTCTAATCTTCGTGACCTTCCCAGCGCAAATGTGACATATCCTGTACTTAGTATAAGACTAAAACCAGATAGATTAGATTCTATTATACTACCTGACGTAGCTGATGTTCTGGGTGTTACAAATAATGCTAGCTACAAATATCAAATAAGACTAAATGCATCTTTACCTGGTAATAACTGGGCAAATGTTTCTGAGAGTAGTTCTGTACAATATGATTTCTCAGCTACTAGTATGTCTGGGGGTACAAATTTGAATTCAGGATATATTGTTACAGGCACGAAAGGTGGGTCATTAAGTTTTGGATCATTAGACGATTTCAACTTTCAATTAGGTAGAACGATTGATGGAGTATCAGACATTCTTACAATCGGTGTTTTGACAGATACCCCGGGTGCAGACGTTGGTGCAATCCTTGGTTGGAACGAAATAGTATAAATAAAAAGTCATAACAAGGGAAGCTATGCTATCATTAAAATCTTACCTTACAGAAGCTAAAACTAAAACATCTGTGGATGCCGCATTATTGTCACATCTTACACACGCCAAGGACCTTCCTCACGAACTTCCAGGACCTGGGCATGAACACGGCGTCAATTTAATCCATGAGTTTCATAAACTTAGAACGGGTCAGCCAACTTCAGTTGTTGCTAGTCATAAGGTAGATGGAGGTGCTTCTGTTGTTGTGGGACATGATGAAAAAGGTCCTTTCGTCTCTGACAAACACCGTCATGGGCGCGGAGTGGTAGCAAGAACAGAAGAAGAAATAGATGAGCACTTTGGACATGCACCCTCCTATGCAGCATCTATGAAGAATGTCCTAGAACACGCTCACCATATTGTCAATAAAGGTCATACTGTTCAAGGTGACTTACTCTACACTGAGCATGATAAGGGTATTCGTAAGGGTGCAACTGTTACTGCACATGCAAACCGACTACAGTATAAGGTAAAAACACCTGCAAAGTTGGGCATAGCAGTTCATACTGAAATAACAAATGGTATAGCACACAAACCGTCAAAGGGTGCTATCGCACAGCACTCAGAAGTTTTCAAACCCAATCTTGACTTTGATCCAAACAAGCATCCATATGCAGAAAAAGATAGGAAAGCAACAGAGATGCATTTGCAGAAAGCAAAGGCTCTTATGGGATCAAAACCTGACCACACTCACCTTACTGAAGAACACCAACCTCATTTTACCACCTATATGAATAGGACTACAAGGAAGGGAACCACACCTTCAGTAGATGGATACAAAGCACATTTGGAAGAAGAGGGTGTTAAGAAGGCAGGTACTGTTAAAACAGAAGCTGCCAAAGCAACACATATTAACAAGTTTAGAAGTATGGCTGATCATGTTGAGAAGAATCGTAGTGCCTTTGAGAACACGCTTCAGATCAACCATCACCTTTCAAAAGGCACTGAGCATGTCCTAAAGGGTATCAAACACACCGATATGGACACAAAGATTGATGGAAAGGCAGCAGACACAGAAGGTGTAGTCCTTCTTAAGCGGGATCAGCAAAGACGACTAAGACCTGTTGCTAAATTAGTACCAAAAGAAGTTTCGCATCAGATTCTGAACAATCCTAGGTTCTCAAAGGCATAATATGAAAGAAAAAACAACAGTTTTTGCCTTTGGGCGTATGAATCCGCCAACGGTTGGGCATGAGAAACTTGTCAACAAAGTAAAAGAACTTGCCTCTGATCATAAAGCTGATCATCTAATCGTCTTGTCACACACTCAAGACAAGAAAAACAAAAATCCTCTGAGTCCCCAACAAAAACTGAAGCATGGTAAACGCTTCTTCCCCAATACTAGACTGAGTGTATCATCTTCTGAGCACCCCACATTCCTACAGCATGCAGCTAAGTTACATAAATCAGGCACTCATCATTTGATTATGGTGGGAGGATCTGATCGTGTTGATGAATATGAAAATAAGCTACATCAGTACAACGGTGAGGGTAAAGGCAAACTGTATAACTTCAAGTCAATCAAAGTTGTATCTGCAGGAGAACGAGATCCTGATGCAGAAGGTGTAGAGGGTATGTCGGCGTCAAAAATGCGTGAACATGCTAAGAACAATGACTTCAATGAATTCAAGAAGGGTGTCCCTTCTCATGTTCAGGAGAAACACGCAAAGGAGTTGTTTGATGATGTTAGAGGGGGCATGAACCTTGCTGAGTCATTTTCAGCATGGTTGCAGGAAAATAAATATAGAACAAGTTCGGGTGCTTATAAGAAGAACAGAAGAAATCGTTCTGGATTGTCGAAGAAATACTCGGGTAATCTTTCACACAGCACACAAGTTGCTAGAAAGGCACACTGGGAAAGAACTAGCGCGATGGATGACAATAATCCTGCTGCGTATACGCCAGCACCAGGAGATGTGGGTGCAAAAACAAAAGAGTCAGTTTACACCAAGAGGTACAGAGAAAGGTTTGGAGAAGAAACTATGAAAATTCCATTTTTATTAATGAACAAACAACAGAAAGATGCGATTGCAGAGATGAACTCTCCGAGCAAACAGATAACTTACCTCAATATAAAGACACAAAACTTTGATATATGTCCCAAGGCATATGCAGCTTTCACCAAACTAATTGGCCCTCAAAGTGATGTTGAAATGAAGATGATGCAAAGCACAAAAAAATTACATTCTGCAGTTTCATCAGGTATCGAAGCAAAACCCGAGCACATTCGTAAAATGCAATTCAAACAATACTTAGGTTTATAATGAAAGAAGAATTGGCAAATCAACTAAAGGTATGTTTAGCAGATTCATTTGCATTCTACTTGAAAGCACATAACTATCATTGGAATGTAGAAGGACCTGACTTTTATGAGTTTCATCAAATGTTTGGTGAAATTTATGAAGAAGTGTTCGGCTCTATTGATGAACTTGCTGAACAGATACGGACACTTGATGTATTCGCACCTGGTACTTTAACCCGCTTGAAAGACTTAACAAATGTAGTAGAAGATGAGACTATACCGTCACCTGTTATAATGTCAAGGAACCTCTTTATAGACAACAACAAGGTTCTGGCGACGCTGATGACAGGTTATAAGATGGCTGAGGATCACGGAGAGTTAGGTATTTCTAACTTCCTTCAAGATCGCATTCAAGCACACCAAAAACATGCGTGGTTTTTACGCTCAGTAGGAAAGTAATATGGATACAGTCCTTCGCCAAGATCTAATTGACATTGCTCTAAGAGCAACTGACGCCTATTTGGGTGTCGAAAAACACGCTCAGCAAAATGGTTTTGCTACACAGCAAGACATCCATGACTTTACATTCTATCTCTCAAAGGCGCATGATGCATTGACACAGCTGGATGATATTGATAACCACGCAGCATACATGCAGTCACATGTTCAGATAATGGCAAAGTTAGCAAGACATGATGATTCTACTTTTGCTGATTTACCTTTCACACATGCTCCGAAATCAGCAACGGGAGAGGTTGAGGAATCTTACCAGCTTGATGAGATAAGCATGAAAGCAAAGCAGCTTTACAAGAAAAAAGCTGAAGCTGAGGTCAAACAGTTAGAACCCGA